GATTATGATATCAGTGACAGGTGGTTCAACTGACGAACGAATCGCTGTTCTGCGACACCTAGTGGACAACTTGCTTTCATGACGTCTGTAATAAGTTGGCTTAACAGAGGCACAGGTGAGGGAACTCATTACATACTAGAAGATCTCAATCTTTAACACCCTTTTCAAGAATCAATTTCAGGATATACAATTGCACGATAAAGCCTACTGACGTATACACAGTGGAAATGTTCATTCCAAACTTTCTGTATTGGTAAATGACCCACAAAAAACTCACCACCAAAGCTGTGTAAAGCATCTTCTTGTCCACAACTTCAACGACTTGCTTCTCTTCATGTTTCCTGACCTGGTCATACATTTGTAAAAAGCCTATACCGAAAGCTACACTGGATATTATTTCGTTCAAGTTCATATTTATATATCTCTTATATTATATAATGGATATATTTTTAGAAAGGTTTGCAGGAAAGATTGACATGAAAAGTGTTATTAAAACTGTGGAAGAACTCAAAGCTGAGTATCTCGACGATGGTATCACCAAGGAAGATCTCCCCCCCATAATCAGTCGTCTCATGATGGAAACTATGAAATTCAAGAAACTTTCTGGTGTTCAGAAAAAGAAATTAGTCGTCGGCATTATCAACCACTTTATTGAACAGATCGATAAAGGTGAAAAGGATAGCGAGTTTGAAGTTATTCTCAAAACAATGGTTCCACCAATCATCGATGGATTCGCTTCCATGCTAAAAATAAGAAGCAGTTTACCCAAGTGGCTCCAGTGCCTGTTCCCTAAAACTAATTAAGGTCAAGCCCATTATGTTTACTATATGAGATTTCCCTCTCTAGAAGTTATGATCCAGTATGGAATATACACAGTAAACGAACTCACACGTTTTTCCAAAGGATTAGTTTCAAAAAGAAAGATTGAAGTCCTAAGTGAATGCGTGAAGTGTGATTTTGTATACAGTGGAACATCCTGCCTAAACTGTACACTATGAAATACTGTACAGTCGTGGGTTCCATGTCCAGAGGGCCCTCAATAGAGAGTAATAATCACATGTGTGCTGAAAGACAGCTCATTAGACAACTGTATAGGGAATGTCTGACGAAAGGTCACAAACCACATCATTTCTCTGATTGGGTGCACAGAAAGTACGGGTATTTGATAGTAGGTCGGAAAACTGTGCACGGTGACGGTATATCATTACCTTGTGTCTTGTGTAGAAAGACGATGGAGAGGTTTGATATATGTTGGGTCGCACACGATGGAGAACAGTGGATTCATAGTAGAAAAACCGAAAATTTACCACGATCAGTTCCAACAGCTAAACAAAAAAGATTACTTGGGTTTGGAAGTGATGATAAGACCGAGCGCTGATTCAAGATTATTGTGATTACGTTTTAGTGGTTTATTTCTTTTTAGTTTTAGCGCGTTGTTATTAGAATTAGCATTCTTTATTTCATCCATCTTTTTCGTGTTTGAAACAAAGGGTATCACATTGTCCTTGTAGGGTTTTGAGATGACGTCAACCTTCTCATGTTTGTCTATAGTCTGATTTTCTCTAAACGCTTCTATAGTCATATCACCACCGAATACTTGTAGATTGTACCGACTGGGTGCGGGTTTGACATGACCAGATTGACTATACATTCTTCGTCTCATCATTATGATGTTTCCACAAATGATACCACCCCTAGTCAAACCATATTTGTCTAATGCCCAAGATTTCATACAACTCCAGGAACAAAAATTACCATGCGTCGTAAAAATATTTCTTCTATCGTCGTACTTGTAAGGTAATTGTAAGGGTGATCCATCAAACGAGTGACAACACCACCAACACCACATGGTAAAAGGTTATTTTTTATCTTTAACTTACTAGGCGGGGGTGGGACCGGGACTGGGACCAGGGGTGGCACAAGCATCTGCGAATCCCAAGATGTCATTGGTTTCTAAATAAGAATTGAGGACTTCTTCCTTTGTTAATTTTTTAAATTCAAGAAGTGAGTAAACTTCTTCGGCTTCGTATTCGGCAATCTTTTTCAAAACTTCATCTTCATCCACTTCCTGACAGTTAGCAGGGGTGGGACCAGGGCTTAAAGCGTCTTTGATGTCAGATGCTTCCATGAACTTCAAGAAATGGGGGGCAGTATTTGGAATCAAACCACCTGCATACCCCGCAGAGGAAGCAGAGGAAGATAGACAACAACATAATGCGAGAACAATAAGAACTTCTGCCATTTTTATATATATATATATCGTACATTTTATTTCGTCATTTCCCTGAGATATTCAGTCCACGATTAACTTAAAGAGAGTTTCACCCTTTAAGTTAATGATTCTAAGTATCGATGTGGGTATAAGGAATCTCGCGATGTGTCTCCTAGATGATAAAAATAATAACCGCGTCGAGAATTGGGACGTTGACGGTATCCCACCTGAACATAAAAACGGTATATATGTCTCGATGAGGGACCACCTAGACGCTCGACCTTGGGTCCTATCAGCGGATACCATTCTCATAGAGAAACAACCTGATCGTAACAAGAAGATGATTTCAGTTATGCACTTCCTTCACGCGTATTTCATCATCAAGTGCCCCAAAGCGGAAACAATCCTCTACGACGCCCGACATAAGATTCCAGATGTCGCCGGTCCTGGTAAAGCTCAGTACAACAAAAGGAAGAAGGCTGCCATAGAGAGATGTGAAGCCTTCATTCGTGATGGCACAAATAACAAGGATTGGTTAGATACGTTTCTAAAATCCAAGAAGAAAGATGATCTCGCTGACACTGTGATGCAGGCTCTCAGTTTCGTGAACAGGATTGAGGTTTTACCGAAATCCAAAAAGAAAATAACTAAACTCGTGGCTCGTAAACCGAATGAAAACCAAAAGAGAACAAAGTATTCGAAGTGTAATCTTGCTTGGATTTATCTAAACAAAGTGGAGTGTGAAGTTCTCGAAAACAATAAAAGGTTTATGAAAGATTTAAAAAGATACTTTACAAATCTCAACGACTTGATTAAAGAAATAAACGAATAGATATATAAAATGAAAAAAGTTTTAGATCATGGATTTGTTGAGCTTGTGGATCACATGCCACAGGAGAATCTAGACAAGGCTATCGTAGATGGTGCACGTGTGAGTTATCAAACAGGAACCAAGACTACCCGTGGTGATCGAGGGCTTATCCGTTATCTGGTTAGGAACTGGCACACGTCACCCCTAGAGTTGGTCGTTTTCAAATTTCGAATCAAGGCACCCCTCTACATCGCGAGACAGTGGCTTAGGCATAGGACTGCTTCGGTGAATGAGATGTCTGCTCGCTATTCTATCGTTGATGAAGAGTATTACGAACCTGAAGTCCTACGTGGACAGTCCGTGGTAAATCATCAAGGATCAGAAGGTGTTGTGGAAGTTGACGACAAACTCGCAAAAGTCATATCCACACAATATAAGAACGCCTTCAAAGTGTATCAACATCTTTTAGATACAGGTGTGTGTAGAGAACAGGCACGTGGTGTCCTACCACAATCGACCTACACCTCATTCGTTTGGAAAATGGATTTACACAATCTCATGCACTTCCTCCAATTGAGGATGGATCACCACGCACAGAAGGAAATCCGTGAGTATGCGAACGCAATCTACGATCTTGTCCAACCCCTAGTGCCGCACGCCATGGAAGCGTTTATGGACTTTAGGGTTAACGCGATGCAATTGACAGGACTGGAAGTTGAAGCTATAAGTTCAGGTAAGGAAATTGAATCTCCGGGTGAAAGGAGAGAATTCGAGGAAAAACTAAAGAGGTTAAAAATTAAATGTCCTTAAAATACAACAAACAGTATGTTCGCTATTGCTACATCCCCCACGTGGTTCGCCAAAACTGACGATTTTAAAAAGGTTGGTAAGAAGATTCAAAAACAGAGAAACTCAGAGGTGGAGAAAATCAAGGATAAGATTGGGGACATTGCCCGTGATGAACAACGACGTGTCAAAGAGATTTTCAAGGAACACCAGGATATTCTCAAGAAACCCAAGAAAAAAACTAAAACCAAATCCAAACCTAAATCGATCGATCTTTACGAAAAGTAATCCAGATCGCAAACCCCACGAGTAGTGCGGCGAATGGTGTCCCATCGAATCTCTCTGCTATGAGAGCACACAACACACTATATTGAACTATTCGTATTTCCTGTCGTGTCTTCACCATCGACCTTTTCATCGCTGCTCTCGACCTCTCAAGGCCGAGAACAGTCGAACTTATTTTTCCAATTTTAGATGGAATCTCCGTAGTGCTCATTATCATTTCACCTATGTCGAGGGATTCCAAGAACTCTTCTTGGATTAGGGGCTCTAGATATGTAAAGTAATCAAAATCTGGATCCAATTGTAGACATATCCCTTCGATTAGGGAAAATGATTTCGCTAAATATACAAAACTTGTCGGGACAACGAATGGTTTTTCCATCGCGAGTTCGGCGGCGAGTTCGTCATTCATGATGGCACCACCATCTAGGGTCTCTAGGTATCCTAGGATAGTTTCAAAGAAAATCTCAATATCACTGATATCAGATGATGTTGGGACGATAACACCTAATCGAATTAAAATTTGTACGATTTCTTTTGTATCTCGCTTTATGATACACGCAAACAGGTCGGAGAAACCCTGTTTCAATTGATCATCGAGTTCAATCAACAATCCAAAATCGTAGAACACTAATTGTCCAGATTTAGATATAGCTAGATTACCTGGATGTGGATCACCGTGGAATAACCCACCCTCCATTGTCTGAATGACGTAAGAATTTACCAACGCTTCACAAACCTTCTTCTTGTTAATTTTAGTGTTTTTAATGTCAGTAATTTTGTCAGCTTCCACGTATTCCATTACAATCATATCATCCGAACAATACCTTTTATACACGTAAGGGACTTTTATCCAATCGACATCTTTCAAACTTCTTTTGAATTTAATAGCATTTTCAACTTCCCGTCTGTAGTCAGCTTCTCCGAGAAGATAGTCAATCGAATCGTTGAGAACAAAATTAGAACTCGAACCTGTATCTACACCGATGGATTGAATAAAATCTAATATTTTTTTAACATTATTTGTATCAGATTTCATAATGTCGTAAATTCCAGGTCTTTTCAACTTTACTACAACCTTTTTACCATTTTGTAGAGTAGCTTTGTGCACCTGTCCAATACTGGCGGATTTGAACGGAACTTCATCA